GGATGATAGAAAGAGTTGTTTCGCCAAGCGATCTGCGAGTCTCTTGCGAGACGCGCAGACCTCTTAGCTCCAACCGCCAGGGCCCGGGCCTGAGTGACTTCGATCCGATCGGAGTCCGGGAACGGGGTCCACGCTTGTCGGACGGCATCAAAGTCAAGTCTTTCGAGACTGAAGGTGTTAACTTCAACCCGAGAAGGCTCACTCGTGATGGTTAACCAATACGAGGCAAGAGCCTCGTAATTGGCAATCCAAGCAAGTGTTTGCAGGAACACTGGTCCTCCTTTGAAGATGTGGACAGATCGCATAAGGTGGGATAAACCCAACTTTGCGACTCTCCGCCTCTTCTCAAAGGCAACTTGGTACTCTCTAATGGCCAGCCGCATCGCGGCTTGGACACTAGCGAGACGAAGCCCCGGGATCATATCTGACGCTAGAAGGAAGTCATTATGCAGGGCTTTCGCCCCGCTCAATGATGCTCCTAGCGCCAGGATCCCAACCGGGCTCAACAGGGACCAAAGAATAGCCCTCCACCGGTTGGCTCCGACACCACGTCGAAGATCAGCTGGCATGGAGGCAAGCATATTCTGCACCGCTTCAGGAAATAGGTGACCTCCTTTTGAAAGGAAATCGCCCAGGAGAGATGGGACGTACCAAGCGTTTCGGAGTGCCCCTAAAAGCACGCCGACACCGATTGGACTAACCTCAGATTGAGGAGAGACCAATCGCTTGGCAAATTCCATCCAGCCCGACTTAGATCGAAGGCTCTTAGCCATCGAAATGTCGACCCCCAAAGAGCGCATAATTGCCAGGTAGGCATCCGCTACGCCTTGTCCGAGGATGACTACGTCATCCCCGAGCACGGCATAGAAAGGATACCACCCCACCCATCCAGTTCTTTGCGCAGCCAACTGCACCACAAAGTGGTGTGTTAATGCTAGCATCGCCCAGGACGAGAGGGCTCCCATGGGCTGACCCACGCTGTAGCGCAGGAAGCCTCCACGGTGAAACCACGGACGAGATACCAGTAGAGTCTTCCAGGCCCAAGCTGTCCATCTTCCAAAGAAGAAGGTCAACACTTGGACTTGGAGGTCTACTGGGATCCTATCCGTGGCCGCAGTCAAATCAAAGGAGAAGGCCGGGTAGAAGCGAGCCCAGTACCGCAACGCGGTAAGGGGGGCCTGCTGATCATGAGTCCCATCTTGTGGAATGGTCTTCAATTGCTTGAAGATCGCCACATGAAGGGGCTTAAGAAGAGCTTGGGTCCACCCATCTGTGATCGCGAATAATCGGACCTTCCCTGCGCCCTCCTGTTTCTCGGACAATCGTCCGAGGCACAGGGGGCGCCCTTTGAAGAGACCGCATAGCCATGCGATGATTACTGCTGGTCCGGTCAGAATACCGGTTACCACTTGTGTCGTAAGCAACAGCTTATTCTGAGTCAAGAAGCATAGCATAATGAATGCAATCCACGTTCGTGGATACAGGAAGAATGCAACTGCATCGAGACCCAGAGTAGCCGTCGCGTGCGACCCATTTGGTCCGGCTGACCCCGACCAGAATACTGCAGCTTGTCCCCATGTAGGACACC